GGCGTTCCCGAGTGTGCTGCGCGCATTCAGTCGGGGGTGATGCCGACTGGCGTGGAGTGGGCGCGTTTGGAGATGCAGGGCGCGTCCGACGAGCAGCGTCAGCGTTTGGCGGACGTGCAGCGTTACATTTTCGAGCGCATGGCTTACAGCAACTTCTACTCGGCTGTGACGGAGTGTCTCATTGACGCCGTGGGGTTCGGCAACTGGCTGATGCGTGTGGCCTACGATCCTGTGTCTCCTGGCGGGCTGGTGTTCGAGCCTGTGCCGATGACGCAGGTTTGGTTCGCTGCGTGGCATCGCACGCGGCCTGATGCCTTCTATGTGCTGAACCGTTACCGCGCTGGCCAGATGCGGATGCGGTATCCGCGTGTGGAGTTGCCGTCCGACGTGGAGGATCACCGGCTCTACGACGTGGTAGAGTTCTGCGAGCTGGACGGGGATGGCGTGGGCGAGCGGTATCGCCATGGCCTCCTGCTGGCGCATGGCGAGCGGTCTTCGATCATGTGGGAGAGGACCTATCAGGGCGAGGGGTCATGCCCGTTTGTCTATGGCCGGATGAGTCTTGCGAGCGGCGATATCTACGGGATTGGTCCGGCGATTCAGGCGTTGCCGTCCGTGCGCACGCTCAATGCGGTGAAGGAGAAGCTGCTGCGCGGTGCGGACTTGCAGCTCGGCGGGTTGTGGCAGGCCGAGGACGACGGGGTGTTCAACCCCGAGACGGCGGTGATGGTGCCTGGGGCGATTCTGCCGATTGCCGTTGGGAGCAAGGGGTTGCAGCCGTTGACGCAGCGGGTGCAGGTGGACTTGACCCAGTTGGTCATTGCCGACCTTCAACACTCCATTCGCCGCATGCTTTACAACGAGACGCTTGGTCCGAGGCAGGGCACGCCGCCTACGGCTTTCGAGGTTGAGGAGCGGATGCTTGACTTGGCGCGGCAGCTCGGTCCGGCGTATGAGCGCATTTGGTCCGAGTTCTGCGTGCCTTTGATTGCGCGCTTGCGGTATCTGCTCAAGCGTGCGGGGATGATCGAGATGCCGGTGATCGATGGCCGGACGGTGCGTGTGGAGCCGTTCAGTGGTTTGGCGCGTGCGGGTGCGATGGCGTTGGGCAAGCGTCAGGTGCAGTTGGCGCAGACGATTGGTTCTCTGTTCGGCCCGCAGGTGTTGATGACGCAGGTGGATCCGACGCGCTTTGCGCAGGAGCTGGCGCGGTTGTTTGACGTGCCGCCGAACATTCTCATCTCGCCGCAGGAGCAGGCGCGTTTGGGTGCGCAGATCGGGGCGATGCAGCAGCAGTTGGGCAATGCCGATCCGGCGTTGGCGCAGGCGGTTGCGGCTGCTGCGGGTGGCATGGGTGGTGGCCAGCCTAGGAGCTTCTGATGAACGACGATGAGGTGACGTTGGCGGTTCAGCGCGCCTTCAACGCGGCTGGTCCGCTTCTGACGCGCTATCTCATGGCGCGCTATGCGACGGTGGCGAGGCCGCCTTTCACGGAGGGCGAGCTGGCGTATCGTGAGGGTCAGCGGTCCGTGATCGCTGACTTGTTTACCCGCTTGGAGCAGAAGGAGAAGTCCAGTGAGTGAGACGGAAGCGCCCGCCCCTGTGGCGGAGAACGCACCCGAGGCTGCTGCGCCGGAGCGTCCGGCGTGGCTTCCGGCGAAGTTCAAGGAGCCGGAGGCGTTGGCGGCGAGCTATGTCGAGTTGGAGAAGAAGCTTGGCGAGCGGCGTGAGACGCTGCTGGCCGAGCTGCGCGCCGAGATGGCGAAGGATTTGCCTGAGAGTCCCGACGCCTATGAGCTGGCGCTGCCCGAGGGCTTTGCGGTGCCGCAGGGCTTCGAGTTCCGCATCGAGGCGGATGACCCTTTGGCGAAGGAGGCGCGCCAGTGGGCGCACCGTCACAAGCTGCCGAAGGGGGCGTTCACGGAAGCGGTGGGTTTGTTTGCCAAGGCGGTGGCTGGGACTTTGCCTGACATGAAGGCGGAGCGGGCCAAGCTGGGCGAGCGTGCCGATGAGCGTCTGGCGCAGCTCGACGGCTACCTTGCGGCGAACCTGTCCGAGAAGGCTTACCGCGCTCTCCAGGGCGTGGCGCAGCGTGCCGAGGTCATCGAGGCGTTGGAGGAGGTGGTGCGCCTGGGCGGTGCCGAGGGTATGCCGGGCAAGGGCAGTGGTGCGGCTCCGGTTTCTGCGGCCAATGCGCCCTTTACGAGCGAGGAGGAGGTGCGGGCGGCCATGCGCGACAAGCGATACTATACCGACTCCAACTACCGGAAGTCGGTGTTCGAGCGTGCCGAGCAGTTCTTCGCGAAGCAGGGTTGAGAGGAAAAGAGGGGGGGGTTGGAGGCAATCTCCACCCCCCTGAGTTTTGGGGGAGAAGGAAACCCACAACACGGAGACGGTCCTAGGATGGCCTGTCTCCCCTTGCATTGCAAGCCCCTCCCGTGTCACATACGGGGGCAGGCCCGGAAGCGGGGCTATGGGGCGGTGGAGGCCGGAACCCCTGAGCCTGCTTGAGACGGACAACCAGGATCAGGTTGAAAGTGGAGAGCAGCGGAAATGCCGCAGAACATCGATACTTCTTTTGTCAAAAGCTACGAGACCGAAGTTTTCGAGGCGTTCCAGCGCCAGGGTTCCCAGCTTCGTGGGACGGTTCGCGTCAAGACCGTGAAGGGCGCGATGGACACCACGATGCAGAAGATCGGCCGTGGTTCTGCCGTCTCGAAGCCGCGTGGTGGCGAAATCCCCCTGATGAACGCGGACCGTGGGACGGTCACGATCACGCTGACCGACCGGTATGCGCGTGAGCTGGTGGACAAGCTCGATGAGTTGAAGATCAACCATGACGAGCGTGCCATCCTGACCAACGCCATCACTTGGGCGCTTGGGCGTGCGATGGATCAGGATATCATCACGGCGGCTGACCAGGCGACGGGCTACATCGACAACGGCTCTCCGTCCGTGTGGACGGCGGCTTCCGGGCCTGTGGCGGCCTTGGAGACGTTCGGCAAGGACGACGTGCCGCTCGATGGCCAGACCTATGCCATCGTGCCGTGGGAGGCGTGGGGCGATCTGCTGGGGATCCAGCAGTTTTCCAGCGCCGAGTATGTCAGCGACCAGCCTTGGACGGCGCGTGTGCCGTCGAAGGTGTGGGCGGGCTTCACGTGGATGCCCTACTCCGGCTGCACGGCGTCCGGTGCCGACAAGTTCTGCTACTTCTGGCACAAGACGGCGATGGGTGCTGCCATCGGCGCTGAGATCAGCGTGGACGTGACGTGGAATGGCGAGCGTGCGGCGCACAACATCGTGGGTTCGATGAGCATGGGCGCGAAGCTCATCGACCAGACTGGCGTGAAGCGCAAGCTGTATGACCTCTGAGGAGAACGGACCATGCCTTTGACTCTTGGAACGCTTCTGCCGGGTCCGGTCTTTGCCGGGGCTTATGGCGGCACGGCCACGGAGCGGTCGCCCCGCCTGTGGTTCTACTCGACGCCTGACAACCGCACGACGGTGCTAACTTCTGGCTACTTCAACGGCGCGACGCATCTTCTCAACCGGGGCGATATCATCATGGCGCATGTGGAGACTGGCGGCACGCCGGGTTTCATGTTGTGCATGGTGACTTCGGCTTCGCAGGCGGGCACTGTGACGACGTTGCAGAACTACCTCGCCTGAGCGGGGGGTTCCGCCGAGTGGATCGGGGGGAGGGGAGGGCGACCTTCCCTCCCCCTTCGCTTAGGGGGCATGGATGCAGACGAAGCTGAGCACCATCAACGCGGCCTTGGCCCGTTTGGGCGAGCGCCCTTTGACGAGCTTGGACGAGGATGGTCCGATTGCGGTGCAGGCTTTGGCCATTTACGACGTGGAGCGCGACATGGCGTTTGCCGCGCATCCGTGGCATTTTGCGGCCAAGACGGTGACGTTGACGCAAGCGCCGGGCACGCCTCCGGATGGTTGGAAGACGCAGTGGCAGTTGCCGACCGATTTTCTGCGGCTGATGACCGTCTATTTGCATGAGCGTCAGCCGACGCAGGAATATGGGTTGCATAGCAACCAGCGTCTTTTGTGGCCGTGGGAATCCACGCATCCGCCTGTCCTGACGTATGTGGCGCGGATCGGGGAGAATGACTGGCCAGCGTGGTTCCGGGTTTATGCCGAGCTGCGTTTGGCGCATGCCTTGTGCCTTGGCTTGACGGAGAGTGCCGAGAAAACCGATGCGATGGAGCGTCAGATGATGGCTGCGTTCCGTGCGGCGCGCCTGCACAACGCGCAGTCGCGTCCGTCGCAAGTGATGGACCTTGGTGCTTTCACGCGGGCGCGGCGGTTCTGATGCGCGTTGATACGATCCAGACCAGCTTTGTAGCGGGCGAGCTGGACGACGACGTGAGTGGCCGCCGCGACACGCCGCAGCTTCGCAATGCGGCGCGGCGGATGGTCAACTGCTGGCCGCGTGCGGCTGGCGGTGCGGTCTCGCGTCCTGGCACGTGGTTCCTGACGACGCTGACGGGCGGACAAACGACAAAGGTGCGTCTCTACGCCTTCATCGGTTCCAACGACCGCCTCTACCTGGCTTACTTCTATCAGTCCGGCAACAACGTGGTGGTTCAGTTCTATTTGTGGGACCAGAACCTCACGTCCGGCACGTTCCTTCCTACGGTGACGGCGTGCGGTTCTGCAATCACGTTCGGCGCATGCGATATCGAGCGTGTGCGTGTGGCGACTGCTTTCGATACGATGTTCGTGGTGCATCCCGACGTGGAACCGCAGGTGATACGGCGCACGGGCCAAACAAGCTTTGCCATGTCGGCTTATGCCATTGAGGCTGGCAGTGTGGCGAAGTGGCCTTTCTATCGCTATGCGCCGCAGGCGGTGACGATCACCAACACGGGTGGTGCTGGCGCTGGTGCTCGGACCGTCACCACGTCGGCTGCTGCCTTCGCGGCGGCGCAGGTGGGGCGTGCTTTTCGTGTGTTTGACACGAGCACGAACAAGTGGGTCCATGCGACCATGACGGTTTATACCAGTCCGACTGCGGCGACCTTTAATTTCGAGGCTCCGGGCTTGACGCCGAACGTGGCGATGCCTCGGTGGGAAGAGCAGGCGTGGAGCAGTGGGCGTGGCTATCCGCGTTCCGTTTGCTTGTTCGAGCAGCGGTTGGTGATCGGCGGGGTGCGCGATGCGCCCGATGCGGTGTGGTTGTCATGCACGGGGGCCTACTACAACTTTGACCAGGGGCAGGGCGGGGATGCGGAAGGCATTGCTGTCACCTTGTCCAATTCGGGCGATGGCGAGATTCGGCATGTCTATGGTGCCCGTTATCTGCTGGTGCTGAGTGCGAACAGGGCGCGCTATTTCGAGACGGCTTCCGGCAAGCC